TTCTTATGTGTGCCTTTATTCATTATAGCGTACTCACGAAGTGGAAGAATGACATGTGCGAACAACTTGCCTCACGGCGTGATGTGACCCATGACTTATTCGCTTCTATTAGAAAGTGCAAGGCAGTTCAATTCTTTTCTATCTGTGTTGTTGCAAAAGTTCTATATTCCTTAGTCATTACGATGAGGACAGTACATGAGCAGCAAACAGTTCTCGCACCAGAGACCGTTGAAGAGATTAAGAAAAGGGATGAGGAAGTAAATCCTTGGGCAAATGCTGTTGCATCCACCCTACATGTGACTCCTAAAAATGCTACTATGACAGAAGCACAAGTGGTTTCGCGTGTTACCAAGAATTTATTTCATGCCAAATTCGTTGAGAATGGCTTTCAGCAATCTTGCGATATCTTAGCTGTAGGAGGTACTTTGTATCTCATGCCACTACATATTTTTGAAAATCGTAAAGATATGAAGGTTCTTGTCACCAAAGGAGATCCTCTCAACCTGAACTCTACTTTCAGGGGATATGTTAGTGTCAATTCCATGGTTCCAATCCCTGGAAAAGATGCTTGCCTAGTCTCTATTGAGTCAGGCGGAATTCATAAGGATATTAAAGATTTATTTCCTAATGAATGTACCGCATCAGGTTCTGCCCATTTGATCTATCGTGATGAAACGGGAGACGTGAGAGATGATTTAGTTCGTGCTAACTACATCAGAAACTCCGAATCTGGGGGACCCGGATACCAATATAATGCACCATACAATACTTTCACTGGTATGTGCATGGCTACTTTAGTGGGCGCATTTGCTCGCCCTACTATTATTGGCATCCATTTACGTGGAGTCACTGGACATTCCAGCGGCAAAGCGTTGCACATTTCGCGTCTTGAACTCAATGAAGCAGTTCACAACGCTCACAAGGAATGGAAGGGTACTTTCCCTTGCCATGTGAACGGTGACTTCCCAGTTACCAAATATGATAAGCAAGTTGTCATCAATCAAGATGTACATCCCAAATCACCCCTTAACTATCTTCCTGTTGGAAGCAACGTTGAGTATGTGGGACAAAACAACCAACGTGCTACTCATACCAAAAGTTCTGTCATTCCTACCCCTATTTCTGATATTGTTGAAGAAGTAACAGGAGTGTCGAACGACTTTGGACCACCCCAATTTCATTCTTGGAAAATGTGGCAAGAGTCTTTAAAACATTCTGCTAATCCTAGTGCTGGCGTTGAGCCTTCACTTGTTGACAAAGCTGTTCAAGATTATTGCAATGGACTAATTGAAGTTCTTCTTAAGGATGAATTTAAGGAAATGGTTTTCAACGAATTGAAACCACTTAATGAAATGCAAACTTTGTGTGGAATTGATGGTAAGAGATTTATTGATGCCATTCCTAAGGGTACTTCCAAAGGCTTTCCTCTTTCAGGACCTAAAAGCGATTGTATTCGTTTGCTAGATCCTGAGGACTATCCCGACCATATGTGTCCCGCTGAGTGCGACGAAGAAATTATGGAAGAGTTTAGGAAAATGGAAAAGTTACTTGCTCGAGGTGAGCGGTGCTATGCTATTTTCAAAGCCTGTGTGAAGGATGAGCCTACTAAGAAAGGCAAGGAGAAGGTACGTGTGTTTCAAGCATGCGAATTTGCTTTCCAATTGCTGATCCGTAAGTATTTCCTTCCTATTGCTCGCATCATGTCATTGTTTCCTTTGGCATCGGAGTGTGCAGTGGGAGTGAACGCTCAAGGTCCTGAGTGGGACCAGCTCGCCAAGCATATGTTGAAATTCGGTTCTGACCGTGTTTTTGCTGGAGATTACAGTAAGTATGATTTAAGGATGCCTGCATCGCTTATTCTTGCTGCTTTCAAATGCATGATCAATATTGCTGAAGAGTGCGGAGATTACTCTGCTCCTGAACTTTTCGTTATGAAAGGAATCGCTACTGAAATCGCATTCGCGTGTGTTTCTTACAATGGTGATATCATTATTCATCGCGGATCTAATCCATCAGGACAAAATCTCACCGTATACATTAACTGTATCGTCAATTCATTGCTAATGCGCTCTGCGTATTTTCATTTGTGGCCTGCCGAACTCGG